CTTGGATCGTCAGATTTAAAGTGTCCTGTATCGGTTCTTGCCCGACGTTTAATCGTCTTCGTATTCATGTTTATCCTCCGAAAAAAGAAAGGGGGTGCAATGCACCCCCTTAATATCGCTCTTTTATAAAGAAAGGTCGTCCCGCTTATGAAGCTACGCGAGTATTCCAGTTCTTAATATAAGCATGCGTCTTGTCCTGAAGTAGCTCTAAGCCACACTCGGTCATGTATTCACTGAGTGTTGCATCGAGATCAGGTGCTTGACGATTTTCCAGCATCTGCGTATCGCGACCTTCAAGGTAACGGTACGACAAGAATGGGAAGTCTACGATCAACATAGCATCCTTCATGCCAGGAATTTGACGGAACTGAGGATGTAAATGCACCATCAAATCACCCGCAAACGAGGAATACTTGGTTAACGATACACCGTAAGTTCCCTCAACAGACGTAGGTTGCCAACGGTCTTTACCAATCTGCTGTAGCTGATTAGCGACGTTCTCGCCAACAAAAGCAATCTTCTGTGAAGAGCCATACTTAAAGATGGTAGAGATCAGCAAGCTGTCAAAACCTTCTTCAGTCATTTGCCCTGCACCAGTACCACCGTAAGACGCATAGTCGGTGTTAATGTCGACTACATTGGTAAGACTGTTGATAAGACCGCCGGTGAAACGAGTAGGCTGAGCTGTTGAACCATTGCTCTCATGCTTCACACCAAACAGCATCGCACGTTCGATGTCTGACATGTGTAACTTGAGGGCTTTAGTCATTGCCTCATCCATCTTGTCGCCAGTACGCAAATGCGTAGAGTTCAACGTATTCGATACGCTAAACGCTGTGCGGAAGATTTGGCAGAAGTTGTTAGCTACGACAGCATCGAATGAGATAGCAGTCGGAGCTGATCCACCTTCAGAAGCAGCATAGCCAGCAATGAACAATTCAGCATCATCAGCGATCTGGTGAGCAGTGCCGCCGATATTACGGGTCGCAGTCAGGGTTGTACCTGTTGTGTCCGCAGTAACGTGCATTACTTCGCCAGTTGCGCTGTTAATGACGATTGAGCCACCGATAGCAAACTTATTGTCGTCAGACGCGTCAACGGTGATAGTTGTAGTAGATGTACTAGCTACAGCTCCATTAACTTTCATCTTACGATCAGGAAGCTCATCCCGAAAGTTCTTGAACTCTGGGTCATCAGTTGCTTCGGAAGAACCCATCGCCAACAAAGCGTTGAGGGGGGCATTTCCTTGTGGTTCTAAGAGAGTGTATAGCTCTCGGTAATTCTTGGGGCGGAAGTCAGACGAAAACTCGCCAGTCCCGCGCAATCCTTGGATAGCAGCCATGGTTAAATCTCCTTTAAAGGCTGTTAGAAAAACGGGTTAGGTCGAGCAACGCGGAATATTCCATCACGTATGCCCTAGTTGTTTATGCGGCTGGGCCTTAGCGCAACCATCTGCATTAAGTAGAATATACGCCTAAAGAAAAGTTTTTTCGTCCCTAACAAAAAAACCCCCCAGCCGTAGTTAATACCTAGCAACTGGGGGGCAAACACCTACAAGTAGGCAGGGGAGAAACTACATACCCTTTTTGGCCATAGCAGCCTGAGTGAACTTGTCGAAAGTGCTGTCTCCAACTGGAGCTGCTTCGTTTGATCCGCCGCCGGGAGTTGATCCCAGAGAGCCAGTGAAGGCTTGGCGGCGTTGTGCTATGCCACGCATGCGCTCCATCTCAGGCGAGTCCATGTTGTTCTTGAAGTCTGACATTACATTTACTGTAAGCTGTGGATCAGCAAAGTCTTCCAAAGTGTAGCCACGCTCGGCAGCGAACACCATGAAGTCTTGAGCTTTCTCAGCCGGGAGTTTCAAACCTTGCTGAACACGATCTAAATTATTAGCAATTTGCTGGCGCACAGCCTCAACTTGCTGGCCTGTACTGTTCTGAACCTGAGTCTTAGCTGCGTCTGCAACACCTTGGTTCTGTGCCGCCATTTGACGGATCATCGCCTGAGTTCGTGCAAGCTCTTGCTGCATTTGCTGCATACCCTGCTGACCACCTTGGATCATTTCCTTATATCCGGGTGGCAAGCTGGCAGCATTTTCTTGCTCCCATTTCTCCAGTGAAGAATCCAAGTCTTCTTGGCCGTTAGGACTGCCAGACTTCTTACCTTCCGTGTTTCCCATCGTAGGGTTGGAAACCTGAGCTTTGTAGATGGCGTTCATCTGCTCAGCCACTTGCTTGGAGTTCATGTTCGGGTTGTCACGCATAATCTGGTCTACAATGTCATACACAGGCTTATACTGTGCATTCTTATAGTTCATTGAGCTGTAGCGATCAAAGGTAGACTTAATCTGTTGAGGAGTTAAGTCACGCTTGCCCTGCCCTTCACCAAAATCAACTTGATAAATAATGGCGTCAGCAGACATCTTGTCGCCCTCTGTTTCGGGGGAACCCTGCGTAGCCGCTTTATCCTGATCACTAGCTTCTGGTGGTGGTGCTTGAGGTGCTCCTTGAGGTGCTCCTTGAGGCGGTACGCCCTGCTGAGCTGGAGCTGCTTGTTGTGGGTCTACACCCATTCTTTTTGAGGCGATGCCATCAACTGCTGCCATCATTTGTTCGGGTGATTGTGGTGTTGCCATTTCTATCTCCTATCCCGGCCTTAGCGGGGGTTGCTTTAAAATTTATGTCAGTATCAGCTTATTTCTTGAGCTTGTCGTCCATGACGATTTCGTTTTCTAGCTTAACGGCCAGACGTTGAGGAAGCTCAAGTAGACGCTTGGCTGAAAAGATTGCGCCACGTCTGAAATTTATCTCATCAATGTGCATGGTTGATGACTCAGCAATTTCCATAGCAACCGAGACTATCTCTTGCTCCATTACTTCGTGTAAGACTTGCCAGCCGGATGATTGATTGAGTTCTTTAAGTTTGCGTAATTTTTCTTTTGATGTCATGTGTCCCGATCAATCCTATTTAGATGAAACCGCCTTAGACTTCTTGTTCTTTGTGCATTTAGCAGGGCTTGCTATAACGGGCTTGTGTGCTTTGTCTTTTACACTCATTTACCTTCTCCCATGTTAATACCTAGTTTCATGAATACCGCTAACGCTATAAATATGAGTACACTCGATGTCGCTATTTTAAGGGCGGTTTGGCCCATGGTCTTTTTTGCAGAACGCCATGAATCTATTAGGTTTCTAAGTTCCTTAATATCTTCTTGGGCGTTCATTCCATCAAGACCAGCTTCTGCAAGTGCTTGTTTTGCACCATCCCTAGCCGCAAGGGTAAGCAGAGCTTTCAGTTCATCATTATCCAAGTCGATATTCATACTGTAGTGCTCTCAATTTACGGCAATTATTCCGGGGCAGCAGGTAAGACTACTTCCCTTGGATCGGCTAAATCTAAATTGTTAGCAGGTAAATCACGCAAGGCTTGTCGATAAGTCTTCCATTGATTTTTCTTAGCTGTTGTTAGCGGAGAGTCAGGCATAACCGTCCAGTCTGATTCACTTAAAAGACCTTCCCGCCTTTTCCTAACGCCAGACGCTACTTGGTCGGCAGTGTGAACAAACTCCGCCACAGGTGCGTGGTACTCAACATACCCTGCTTCTGTTAATCCAACCTGATCTTTTAGCCCAGTACGTTGCAGCACTTGGGGGTAAGGTATTTGTTCGTCAATTACAACGCCATCTACTACATAGTCATACAATACCATTACATATCTCCTGTGCCGGTTGATGGGAACGAACGTCCCGCGCCCCAAATGATGCGGACACAACCGCGACCACCCATCGAACCGAATTGGGCCGAAGTATTGTCGCCCGGCCCACCACCGCCGCCGCCGTATAAGCCGCCTTGCCTGTCTTCAAGACCGTGGCTTATCCATGGGTTCTCGCCAGTTTTACCGTTTTCACCACCAGAGCCGCCCTCACCACCGTGGTGGGTATTTTGTGCGCCAGAAGCACCTTGACCGAATGGGGCTACTCCGCCACCAGAGGCATAGCCCCAAGTAGAGCTATAGTTTCCGCCACCAGCACCACCGCCACCGCTACCATTTGCGTTAGAGTTCCCGCCATTGCCTGTATAGCCGCCAGCACCGCCACCACCATTACTGCCAGCACCACTGCCGCCATTACCGCCGTCAGTGCCAGTGAACGCGCCGCCATTGTGGCCGTTTGCGGCACCGTTACCGCAAACCGTCGACGTGCTTATGAAGTAAGAGTCACCACCAGAATTATTATTGCCACGGCCCTTGTCGCCCCCTTTGCCTACTTGCACGACGTAGTCTTGGCCAGCGACAACAGCGATGTCATTCTTCCAGCCGAGACCACCGCCACCACCAGAGCCGTTGCC